GTCTGCAATTCCGTGTACGTTAGTGGTATCAGCACTGTGTGTTGAAAGTGCTGATGCTGCAGTTGCTTCCGCTGCTGCTTGCGCTGCGTTGGCCTTTGTAGTAGCATCAGTTGCTGCTGCAGTGGTTGCTGCAGACTGTGCAGCGTTGGCCTTTAATGTTGCATCGGCTGCTGCAGTAGCTTCTGCTGCAGACTGTGCTGCTGCTGCTGCACCTGCTGCATCAAATACGCCAGACTTTACGGATAGTTTTCCAGCTCCATTTACTTCAAGCTGTGTAGATTCTACGGATTTTACAAGAGTTGCTCCGCCGACAAGGTTGAGTATATAAGCATCTCCACCTGTTTCTGTAAGGATGTTTTGATTGTTGATAGTACCTGAAGTACCTTCAACAATAAGACCAGATTTAATTCTAAAGTTTTTTGTTACCGTTGCCATGTATATGACTCCTCTTGTTGCTTATTTTATGCCTTGAGTGCTGTTCTTATAAATCTTACTGCGATTGAACCAGAAACAGGGGTTACTCTTAAGCTAATTATACCTGAATTTTCTTCAAAAGTATAAGTAAATATGTTGTTGCTTGTGCTTGAAATGATATTAGACTCTGAGACCAAAAGATCTGATCCAGCTTGAGTTGCAAGTATCTCTGATGTGTAAACATCTGAACCTTTTGTAACTTGAAGATTGTATCTTACTGTTTTCCAAGCATTTTTTGCAAATGAATCTACATTGGTAGGGTTTTCAATACCATAGACTGTAAGGTCGTTATTTCCTTCAAGTCCTAGTAAAATCTCTGCTGAAGAAGTGTTGTTTTCTATATCATAAACCGATGATTCAAGTTCTGCAATTTTGTATTGCAATGAATTTGTATCGCTGGATCCGTTGACTCCAATTTTTGTCTCTATTGCTTCAACTGCGTCGTTTAAGTTTGTATGCTGTTGCGAATGAGATGGGCTAGATAATGGATCAGATGCATTAGGGTTTGTCAGTGCATCTAATGAATTTGGAAAGTTTGTTGCCATGTTTACCTCTGAGTTATGACTTAGGATAATTATATCATCAAATGATTATAAATATCTGAAATTAAACCTTACCACCGTCTAGTAATGAAAGCTCTAAGAAGCTAGCATCATCAACGTTATTTGAAGGTGCGCCTCCATCAAAACCTATTACCTTTGGAAGAATTTCTGATACGCTTGCTGTTGTATTTATGTCTCTAAAAGTTATAGGATTTTCAATATCAATTGTATGAACTTCTCCATCGTATGTATGAGTATGCATATAAAATGGGGCTGGGTCTGTGTTGCTTGCTATTGTTATCCATATAAGCCCATTATGAATCTTTAAGGCTTTTTCTGTTGTGTTAAAAAACACATCACCTACCGACCCAATCGGGTCGGAGGCTAGTGTTGTTAAGTTCAGTAAAGACTTAAATTTTCTTGACATTTATTATCCTACTATAACTACTCTGTATTCACCAGCTGTAGGAGCTACTGCAAATTTTACAGTAACAACTGAGTCTGATGTGTGCTGTACGTCTGCCTCTATTTGATTATAGTCTGCATTGTTTTCAAATATTTGAACTGTAACGTCTTTTGTTGCTAAGTTATGAGTTACCGCATAAGAAGTTGCTGATCCGTCACCAATTGTAGTTGCATATTTTCTTGAAATATTGTGATAGTTTCCACCAATTTGACCAATTTGCCAAACATCTGCTGTTTCATTCCATAGAATTTCAGCATCTGCTTCATTTCCACGCTCAACAAGAATTCCAGCGTCTGCTACTGGCGTACCAGTTGCGTTGCTATTAAGTTTTACCTTATTATCTTCTATATTGATCTGTGTAGTATTTACAGAGTTTACTGTTCCTGTTACATTGAGGTTTCCGCCAACTTGCAAGTTTCCAGTAATCTCAACATTGTTTGGTAGACCTATTGTAACTGCTGCTGTCTCTGATCCAGAGCCTGTTACTTCAATCTCGTTTGCTGTTCCAGAAATTGTTGCTATATAATTACCAGTTGTGTCTGCTCCAAGGGCTACTGAGTTTGGCTCAATAGTAGTTGAGATTGTTACGTCTCCAAGATTAGTCATTGTTGCAGAACCAGTTACATCTCCTGAAAGAGTAATTACTGGATCTTTATTAAGAGATACAGCTCCTGCTGTAACTGTAAAATCATTTGAGTCAAATGAGGCAACGCCCTTATTAGTATAAGTTGCGTCTTCTGCTGATACTGTAATTGTGTTACTTGTTACATTAACATCAATACCCTCTCCACCATTTACAGTTAATCCTTCTGTAAGTAGCGAAATAGATGTGTTTCCAGTATCTCCAGTTATTGCAAGCTCTGTTGCTACATCAACTTCACCAGCGGCAGTCAATCTACCTTGCTGGTCTACTGTAAATGTAGGTATTTTTGTTTGTGATCCGTATGATCCTGCATTTACTGCTGTGTTATTAAGCTTTAGTGTTGTTGTTCCTGCTACATCGTCGTACGTTGCAGTAAGTGCTGTGCCTGCAAGTACGGAAGACCCAATAACATCTTGAATTACTTCTGTAGATCCTGATGTTGGTATCCAGTTTGTTCCATCATAGAAAAATAGAACATTTAAAACATTGTTGTAGTAAATTTGACCAGTTACTGGGTTTGATGGTGCTGATCCTAGATTTTGAACTCTCGCATTCAGCAACTCATTCTTATTAAGGTCTAAGCTGACCGCATATTTTCTTGCCATTTCTTCTTCTCCTTTTTAAGACAGGTATGCTGTCCCTGAAAATGGTTGAGCCATAGTCAGTGTTATTCGATTTGTGTTATTGTAATCTATTCCCGTTTCAAGTATATCCCCAGAACTAGACTTAACTGTTACGTTTGGGAAAAAGTCTAAGTTGTGGTTAATGATTACAGAGTACACTCCAGATACTGGTCCAGTTACTTGAGCAAGCTCCCAAGAGGTAGAATATGAATACTCAGAACCTTCTTGAATAAACTTAATTACTGTTGCTCCAGACCAAGATAGGTCTGTTAACTTTGGACCATAAAAATCTGTAGTTAGTGTGTTGTAATAAAAATCACCAATAACTCCTAAGTTATTTGCTGGTGATGTTGTGCCGTTTAATATTGTTCTTCCAGCAGGACCTTGTGGTCCTGGGGTTTTTACAATTACTTTATTTTTTACTTCTGTTACTATTACTTTTTCTGACATTATATAGTTACCGATCTACTGAGAGTTAAAAACCCTTCGAGGAGTTTTATTTTATTCCCGTTAGAATCGACAACCATAATGTCATAAGAAGATTTTGGATAAAAGAGTTTATTGGTTTGAGTAGGTGTCATCTTAACAGTTAATGTTCCAGCTGGACCATTAATTGTTATACCACCAGATGGTGATGTTAATGTAAATGCTAATTTAGATCCACCCTTAGTATCACGCACCTGCATTTTTGCAGTTGAGTTTACTAAACTTATCGGTGTTACTTCGTCCTCTAAGGTGTATTGAACCTCAAAGGTAAAAGTAGCATTTTGATCTACTTCAAAATTCTTTTGTACTGCCATTTGCAAAATCTCCTAAAATAGGAAAACTCCTATGCCTATTTTAGCACAGGAGCCATCCTAATCGACTGCTATTTTATTTTACTTTTTAAAGCCAAACTCTGTATTGCTTGGGCTTAATGCCTTAAGGATAACTGGGGCAATTGCTGCGACACCCGCTGCAATTAAATCTTTTGGATTTGTATTTCCAGTCATATAAAGAGCTGTTGCTGCTGCTAAAAATGCTCTTCCATAAGTTCCTAGGGCTGCTAGTATTTGTTCTGTGTATGTATTCATATTATCTCCTTTTGGCCTTCGCCATTATATATTCTACCATTATGCGGATATATCCACAATCTCACAATTTCCATCTGAAGTGCAGGCTAATGTTTGGCTTCCAGAAGTTCCATCTTCTGTCTCATAGAAAGATAAATCTTCCCATCTAATACTTTGAGGCATTTTTGAAACCAACTCTTCGTATTCTTCTTTTGAAACTTCTTGATATGGGGCTTGCTTGTATGTGTGCTCTGAATGAGGCAGGAATGAAATGCCAGAGACTTCATCGAAGTTTTTATAAACCCAGGCCCCAACTTCCATCCATTCATCTTCTTTAACAGATACGGTAATAGACGGCTTGTGTTCACACCATGCACGTTGATAGACTAACCAAATGTTTAGATGCTCAATAGCCGTCAAATCATTTCTAACAATTGCACCCTCTGGTGCCTTTACTGGAAATGAAAATACGTATGTTTCGTTTGGTTTCATTACATCATCTTCTACTGGAATTCCAACCTCCTTAAGAAATACCGAAATTGGATCTCCCTTTGAGCCACGAACAGTTCTAATATAATATGGAGAATGCCATGCATGCATTCCTGAAGACACCCCGACCAATTGAGATACTGTACCTGAAGGCTTTACGCAAGTAATAGCTGCAGACTCGGAAATCCCAATTTTGCCAGACTCTTCTTTATTTACTTCTCTTGCTTTATCACGAAGGGTCATAAGAAAAGCTTCAAGAGCAACTAGGTCTTCTTTTCCAGACATGAACTTATGGCCAAACTGTCCAGTAAGAGAAACTCCAAGTAGTCTTTCTTCTTCTGTATTGTCCTTCCAGATCTTGCGAAGATACTTAAAATCTGTTAGTGTTGATTGCCAAGTCCCAAGAATTGTTGCAAGTTCAACTTTGCGTTGAATATCTTTCTTTGTATCGTTTTCACGTAATACGACTTCTGAAAGGTTACAAAACTGGTAAGGACGTAAAATAATTTCTGAGCATGGGTTAGTTCCATAGTGAATATCTGGATCTCTTCTTCCAAATTTAGCTGCTTGGGCTTGAGCTGCGGACACATTGTATATACCTCGTTCTCCTGATTTTGAGTCATAAAGAGATTTCCATTCTGCAATAAATTGCTCCATCTCTGGCTTGCGAGAGTATGCAACAGAGTTGTTTGATAATGCACGTTGTGGGCTTTGCTCCCACCAATTTCCTGACTTTGCTGCAGCCATCTCAATATCATTAATATTAGAAAGAGAAATCATTGCTGAGCGACGAACTCCACCAACAACAACAACTTCTCCTATCTTGCACATAATGTCATGAGCTTCAATAGGCTTTAGTTGTCGACCTGCTGCATTTTTAAACTTTGCAATTGTAAAATCAAATAGATTAATAAGTGGTTGTGGACCTGATGATCTTCCACCCATTGTCTTAAGTCTTGCACCTGCTGGTCTTACCTTAGAAACATCAATTGCTGGAATCTGTCCAGACCATAGTAGTGCTAGCAACTCACGATATGCTTTAGCCCAACCTTGCTTGGAGTCTTCTACTGTAATTACCGTAGTTGATTTCTCCAATGATTCTGGTACGGCAGGAAGTTTATTAATATACTTATACTCAACAGAGAATCCTACACCTGTACCGCACATAAGAATATACATTGTTTCATCAAACGACCTTGGGTTATCTACTGGAACAAATGAGCAATTGTAACCTGCAACATTATCTCTTTCTAGCGCAGCGCCAGCTGTCATTACAGATCGCATTGATGGCATTACATTTCTATTAAACACCGCAGACTTTAATTCTTCAACTAGCTTTACGTCTGGCTCGTACGAGTGTTCTTTAAATAGGTGGTCGAGCATAAATATGAAATATCTATCTACAGTCTCTCCCCAAGTTTCACGACGATTTTCTTCTGACATCCATCTTGCGTATCGTGATAACGCAATAAAATTTTCGTATGGGTTTTTGATTACTTGTGACATATAGACCTTTTCCTCCGCCTGGCAGATAAATTAAATTTGATTGAAGTCTAATTGTATCAAATGTTATTTATAGAGGGAAGCCCCTAAGAAAAATTTTTGAATATGTCTTTAAATGCATTCTTAGTCAACTGATCCCACATGTACTCTTTATGAATATTAGCTGCTTGAGTATAATAATAACTTGAATATGGTTTAAAGTTTAAAGAAACATCTCTCATTACTTCAAGTAGATGTTGATAGTTTGGCTCAAAAACTTTTCCTTCATGTGGAAAAGGCCATGGGGAATCTATAATCTTTGATTTTAATCTTAGTGGCCCAAGATATTTTTCATAGTGTGCCCATCCGCTTGTACAAATTGTTGGCATTCCAGTTGCAAGAGCTTGAAGCGGTATAAATCCAAAACCTTCTCCGTAGCTAGGATAAACTAAAACATCATGTGAGTAGTAAAGACTAACTAACTCTTCAGTACTTAAAACATCTGTAATTAAATTAATGTTTGAATAAATTTTTTCAGGAGAGCCTATTATATTTTTATCTATATGGTTGTTAAAAATTCTTGTTGTGTTAACTTGATCTGCTTTTATTGTCAAAGAGTAGTTTGGATTATTTTCAAATAATGATACGAATGCCTTTACGACCATTTGGCCAGCTTTTCTTGGCGCTGGTTCTCCTATATGCAAAAACTTTATTACTCCATCGTCTGGCCTTTTGTACGGTTGCCAAATTGGATCTATTCCGTGAGGATAAACTTTTGAAACTTTGTATCCGTTATCTTCAAATACATTTGCACACCAATCAGAAGTCGTCCATATCTCATCGCATGCATCTATGTAATACTTCCACTCATTTGGAATTACAGTTGACTCCCAAGGTGTATAGCTAATTTGATATTGATTTTTATGTAACTTAAAATGTGAAGGTTGTGAAAAGTTTAATTGCACTTTAGACTTTGGGTCTTGAAAAGGAACAAAGTGTCCTAGATTATTTAATGATTTAACTATATTCTCTGAGGCATAGCCGTACCCGTTTTTGCTTCTTAAGTTAGCAATTACTGTGGAAAACGATATATTCATATTATCTTTCTGGTTGACTAACTTGACACTCTTTTAATTACAATGGTATTATTATAGTTCGTTATCTCTAAAGGAGGAAATGCCAATGGAGAAAATAAAACAACAGGTAAGTGATTTGGCTCATAACCTGGTGACTATAGTAATGATAACATTATTTATGTTTCCAGTCCAGCCTGCAAATGCCTTAGTAGTAAAACCTTTAGTGAAAACTGAAGCCCAACTAAAGCAAGAAGTCTTAGATAGTTTCAGTAAAGAAATTTACAAGCCATCTGAGATGCTTACAGACGAAGAGTTGCTAACGCTTCTCAAAACTGTAGGATTCGAAGGATTAGGCCTTAAAAAAGCTTGGTCAATAGCAAAGCGTGAATCTAATGGAAGACCGCTTGCATATAACGGGGATAGAAGTACTGGAGATAGTTCTTACGGAATATTCCAGATTAATATGATCGGAAATCTTGGTCCTGAAAGACTTGAGAAATTCGACCTAAAGAGTAACAAAGAGTTATTCGACCCAGTAACAAACGCAGAGATAACGTACTATATGACCAATGGCGGTATTGATTGGTCAGCTTGGAAGGGTATGACCCCAAAAGCACAGGAATGGCTATTGCAATTCCCTGATGATCAGAAAAAGTAGGTCAAATGAAGATACAGTATGTATCTAAGTACATAGCCTTATCAGAAGAGGGCCTTGTTCCTAGACTTGAATGTCCAATGGATCAGGGCTCTCTTTATTGTAATTTAAATTTAAATGACGAGATATATTTATACTGCCTTTCTTGCAATTATAAAAATTTTATAGGAATATCATATTATGATAAAATTGTTTCTATAGTTAAAGGGGTAGGAAATGACTGAAAGTCCAGATAACCAGAGCATAGAAGAAAATCTTCCTATGGTTAATTATATAATGCTTCACAGAATTTACGATTTGCTAAGTTTGATTTCAAATGAAATTGTTGGCTCCGAAAAAACCTCTAAGATGGTTGAATATCATGATCAAGGATTTTTACTTGGTCCTGCCCCTTCATATTCTTCAGAGGAAGATAAAGTTGACTAACTATGTAAACGGAATACCCTATCCAGAAAATTATATTTTTCAAATAGAGGGAATTTATAAAAATGAAGCATACACTAGCGGGTTTGTTCATGCGTCATCTATTGGACAATTAAGATTTAATGGCCTTGAGCATGGAATGAAGATTCAAAATGGAGAATTTATAAAAAAGCTGACTACAGACATTAAGTCTAACAATGAAAGCTTTTATTTTTTACATATTCCTAAAACATCTGGTATCGCTGTTTTATCTGAGCTAAAGGATGTTTTTTTAAACGAACAAAATTTTATTAATACCATGCAGTATATAAATGAAAGCGATATGCTAAATTCAAAACTAATATCTGGACACTTTGCAATGTTTCCGTTTTTACTATATAAAAAAAATAATAAGAATTTAAACGGATTAACAATAGTTAGAAATCCAGTAGATAGAGCAATTAGTCATTTTGTTTTTAGATACAAGGTAGCAGATTCAGTATTTGGCTTTAGAACAAAATCTTTAACTAGCAAAAACTTTGACAGCTTTTTGTCCGACGAGGGTAATTTAAAGTCTATAAGCAACTATCAAACAAGAACAATGACTTCCAGCATAAACACTGACTTATCTTCTTTTTGGGTAAACAAATATTTAAATAATGAAATAAGTAGGTTTGATTTAATTAATGCACAGGCATTTAATTATAATTTTATGGATTCAAAAAATAATGAATCGTTATGGAAAGAAAGCTTAGGAAACTTTAGGGTTATAGGCTGTGTAGAAAACAGAAATATCTTTTTAGATAAAGTTTCTGATATTTTAAACAAAAACAATTACAGTGCAAATTTAAAAAATGTTACAAAGAACAAATCAGATTTTGCTGCTGAAGAAATTAAAAAGATACTGACTAAGGAACAAATAAATAAAATTATTGAAATAAATCAATACGATTTTGAGCTTTATGATTTTATAATGACAAATAAGGGAGTGTTAGAATGTTAAAAAAAGAAATGTATCCATTTTTTAGACCTAGTGCAAAGTGGATTGATCCCAGAAGAATTCCTCTTACAAAAAGACAGGCAAAAAAACAAAAAATAGATAGTAAACTTGATATACGTTTTCTTCCTAGTAATTACTACTCTTTCTTTTTTAATAGCGCAAAAATAATTACAAAAAATATGTTAAAGCATGGAAAGTTTTTTTCTACATATCATGGCAGATATGTAATCACATATGTATTTTCGCCAAAAGGGGTATGGGATGTTTTAGCATTAAAGCAAAAATCTTTTATAAAGGGGCCACTTTGGGGTAGACCAAGAAAACTTCTTGGAAATGGTTTACTAGTCAGCGAAGACCCAGATCATTTTGTATTTAGAAGAATGACTATGTCAAGTTTTGATCACAAGAAATTAAAAAATATGTCTTCTATAATGCTTAACATTACCTCTGAAAGCGTTAAGGATATGAGGGGTATCGACAAGGAGATTGAAGTTCGATCTCAAATTAACTCTTTGGCTTTAGATATCATAATGAAGTGTATTTTTGGAGTTGATATCAAGCAAAATTCAGAAGCAGTAAAGCATAACGTATCTATTGCTCAGGACGCTATGAATAGAACTCAGGATCCATCTTTAGTTAGATTTGAAAATCTTAAATTGCCATACTTTAAAAAATTTGCAAACTCTACTGTATCGCTATATAAGTTTGTTGAAGATATCTATGAGGAAAAAATTAAGTCTGACTTGGAAGGCAATGATTTGCTTTCCATATACATAAACAGCACAGATGAAGATGGGAATAAGATGTCTAAGCATCAAGTTCTAGATGAAATGATAACCGTTATTCTTGCTGGGTTCGAATCGACCTCAAATACATTAGTTTGGGCATTTGCCTATTTAAATCAGAATCCAGAAGAGTATGATAAGCTAATAAACGAGTCTACAAGAATATTTAACTCTGGTTACTCTGATGAAGAACTTCTTGGAGAAATTATGGCTGAACCAGTCTGTTCTAATATACTAAAAGAAACTTTAAGGCTGTGTCCTCCGATTTGGAATTTGGCAAGAATGTCAAAAGAAGACGTTATTGTTGACGATAAGTTTATTCCAAAAAATTCATTTGTTGTAGTTAGCCCATACGCTACACACAGAGACCCAGAAATATATAAAGATCCAGAAAAATTTAACCCAGATAGATGGAATGGCGATTTTGAAAAAAATCTTCCACTTGGAGCCTATTTCCCATTTGGAGAGGGAAGCAGAAAGTGTATTGGAGACCAGTTTGCTATGACTGAAATGAAGATAATTCTGCTATCGATGTCAAGTCAATTTAGAATTAAAACATACGGCAAAATGCCAAAGGGTCTGGACAGAGTTACCTACCGTGTTGAGAAACCATTACGAGCAAAGATAATTCCTTCTTGACTTTATAAATAAGTTATTTTATACTTACATAGTATGGGTTGAGCATTCATGTTCCCCACACAACTGCATCTTTAGATGCCACAAACCCAATCGGATCCGCCTCTGGTTGGGTTTCGTGTTAAAATGGGTGTATAATTAATTCATGAGCCCAAGATATTTTGCTAAATTTACTGGTACTGATTATCAGAATGGTGCTAACTGGTTTCATTTTTCTCCAGGTAATTATAAACCTGGCTCCCCTGAAGAAAAAATTAGTAAATGGAAAATAACTAAAATATTAAAAAAAATACTTAGAATTAAATAGTGCGTAAATTGCAGTGCGTCGGCGGAAGAAGAGAGATATGCCTCTAAATTGCTCTATAGGGCTTCTAAGACGTTTTTAGCTATCTAGCCATACCCATACATACAAAGTCTCTTAAAAGGGCTTACAGCAATTTATCTGCCGTTTTACTTGACTAAAAGATTATTTAGACTTATTGATTTTTCTCTGATGGGTTCTGACTCTATGACAATTAGAACAAACAATTTCACATTTAGCTATTTCTTGGTCTATTCTTTTTTTAGATAGCGTGGAAATTAGTTCTGAGACATTCGCTTGCTTTTGCCCTCTAACATGATCAAAATCCATGACGTAATAGGGAAAATTTTTTTTACAATCCATACATGGAGTATTAGATTTTAATTCTTGAATATATCTGGCTAGATAAGCTTTTTGTTTAGCTATGCTAGTCTTTTCAGACTTCATACTACTATTATATATTACTTATATTCTTATATATAGTATTTAATCTTTTAATGTATATCTGGGTATTTAGATTTTTTAGGAAAGCCCCCCTACCCCCCAAGTTTAAAAAATCTTCTTGGAAAGATAGGAGGGAAGTTACATCTGGTACATTTGAGTTCCTCAGTGTAAGCCCCCACAAACCGTGCTTAGTATAACATTATAAAAATTTTATTGTCAAATGCCTATTCCGAGATCGGATTGGCGTATTAATATTTTATTTTCAAGAAATGTATATTTATCCTGGATCTCATTAAAGATATCAAGTGTACTGAATTTTTCAAAAACCATTTTGTATTTATCATTTGTTTTAGAGGTGGGAAGAAAGCTGTAGTTCTCGCCAGTCCTATAGCTGCTAACGTCTTTCCTAGAAGGAGATATATCTTTAAAGATAAATTGAGTATCCTTGTCTGTATCTTGCATTTGGTATACACTTTCTAAAAATGCTTTGCTGTCTTTTTCTAATTGACTAAATAAGTAAGGAACTCTGCCGTCTATGTCTTTTATAAAAGAGTCAACAAACAAAGTATATTTTTTTAGGTGCTCTGATATATGAATGTCAACATTAGATTCAGAGATCTCTCCCAAGTTAGACATAATTACGTTAGAAGCAATGCAATCTTTAAAATTCCTTAAGACAGATATTGGCATTGGCTGATTATCATTGTGCGAAGAGTTGTAGTCTTTTTTAATGCATATAAAGTTGTTGGCATTGAAGTTTGATATTATATATGTAGACCCAGACCTTGGAAAACTTTTTACGCACAACACTGGCCTTAAACCAGATGCATTTCCATTTAGGTAAACAATATCGTTTGGGCTAATGTTTCTAAATACGTCTTCAGTTGATCTCAAAATCACCCCATTGTGCCCATCTAAGTATCTTGCGAGGTTTGGATGTCCCACCAGGAGTCAAATGCTTCCAGTCAGATAATGGGATATTGTAGGCCTTGTCGTATGCTTCCTTTTCCGAGTTTGCAAAAACTTTTATCTCATACTTATCAGTTAGGGTAGCAATAATGTTGTAGGGCTGACCATCTGTCTCTTCGTTTTTAGATTTCGGCCAGTAGTAAACTTCAAAGTATATATAAGAGTCTTCTCCAGATTCAGTTGAGTAGTTACATTGTGAAGGAAATGACAGGTAGTCGCCTATGTCTAGCTTTATCTCTCTCTTAAAGTCAGTAAGACTCATATCAAAGCTTTTAGTACAAACAAAGACATCAAAATGCTTTGCAATATCTTGAGAGTATGTATCCTTATTGGTTGTAAAGTTAAAATCCAAGTGTCGAGTTTTTAGAGACCCCATAACAATTTCTTTAACCTGATCAATTTGGGCCAGATCTTGCTTGCTAAAGGCTGACTTGGCAAAAACCAAATTTTCAGGCCTTGCATAGATCGTGTTATTTAAATGAGCCATCTTGCCTCCTATAAATATTGCTGGTCCACCTGGACTCGAACCAGGAACCCCTGAGTTAACAGCTCAGTGCTCTGCCGATTGAGCTATGGACCAAGTATACTTACATTATTGCATATTATAAAAAATAACGCCACATAAGTGCGAAAAAAGTGCGTCGAAACCAGAACACCCATATTATAAATTTGAGGGCGGATTCAAATGTATCCCATATTCCCATATATACCATATACGACCTATATAGCAGTATTTGAAGATATTATATATATCCTAGGTAGAATTATTTCACTATATAGAGCTTCGCTATTATTGCTGAAGAATTGCTACGCCAATTGCTGCTGGATTGTTGTTTCCCGCCTTTTTATATATAGTCATATTATTCTAGTCAACTAAGATTATATGTAGGGATATTGGGATTTGAACCCAAACTCGTTTGTATATAAGACAAATGCTTTAACCAGATTAAGCTATATCCCCTGGTACATATTAAACTGCAGAATTATTCCGCATATATATACTAGGATAGCTACTACTCCGATCCAGATGATTAATTTCATTTTCCCGCCCTTTTATTTAATCTCTTCCCAGAATGCAACAATTAAAACCAATATTGGTCCAAAGATGATCGATGCTTGTATCCAGCTCATGATGTAAGTATACTATAAATCCTAGTCGACTACAATATAAGATTTCATAAAATGTTAATAGAGATTTTATTTGTATGATACACACCTAAAAAGATGTCCGATTTGTCCGATAGAGCGACCATATATGGGCTAAATGTGGTGTATATCACAAAGTATTTTTTGAAAATGTCCGATTTGTCGGTGTTGCGACTTGATAAATGTCAGTCCCCCCTGCTAAAGTTATAGTATAAAGAAAGTAAGAAACTCTTACTAAAGAAAGGCGGTAATCTAATGAACGATTATCTAGACTATATGGACGAAATCTACGAAGAACTCGTAGAGGAGTTCGGACACGAAATCGAGTCCGTGTGTGAGCATAATCACACTAACGCCTAACGGCGTGTCGCTAGTAAATGTCAGTCGTATCGGCTACAATTACAGCATAACAACTAAATAAGAATTAGAGCGTGAGCCTAGCAAATAATCCGAAAGGTGAGCCTAGCAAATAACCGCTCAACACATAACTAACTAACTACTAACGAAAGAAGAACAGACAATGACAATAACATACTCACTATGGGACGGCGCACAATTACTAGGCGTTGATTTCAAGGCTTCATCAGCAGATGAAATGAATAAGGTCGTAGCAGACCTACAAAAAGTTTCTAAGGGCGTAGTAGCCCATATGCGAAAGGTGGAAATGTAATGATGACTAAATGGGATACTATTCAGGCAGATGTAGCAGACGCTTATGTCTATCTTGATGAAGAAGAAATGTATAACAAAGCATTAGAAGAGGGCTTAATAGAGTTAGGCTCTACCGAATACGATGAAGATGAATTATCTAAATCATTAACATTAGATTGGGAGGCATACGAATGATACCTAACGGATTTGATTTATACATAACAAGCGAATACGGATTTGAGTTAGATAGTTTCTTAGGGTCTATCTATCTACCTTGGCACACTATCATTATCACCGCCTTAGCACTAATCGCTTATAAGATTTATAAGAGAAAGAAGAATAAGTAATGACTACTAATCGCCTACTAACTACCGCCGTCCAATTACTACTAGCGGGAGTAACTATCCCGCTACTAATCGCCGTAATCAAAGATATAAAAAATGGGGGACTAAATGGCTAACCCTAGCGGATTTTATACCTGCCCTAAATGTGATCGCCTTAATGCGGGTGCTTACACTAGATGCGTATGTGAGCAAGATAACAAAGAATAAACGGCGTGTCGGCTTGACAAAAGGCGGAAGCGCCCACAAAAGCTGTGGGGGCAAAATGTGATTTAAGACACATTAAAAAAAAGCCCTGAAATCTGTGGATAACTTTCGGGCGTGTCGTGGCGTGTCGGGCGTGTCGTCCACAGGCTAAATGTGATTAAGAACACACGACTTGAGCGTCTCAAAATGTGGAATTACTGGCTAGTAGGTAGAGAATTGTCGGTGGCTTCCGCTATAATTACGGCATAACAAAACGAAAGGAAGTGGCTAACAATGGCTAACTTATACACAATAGAAAACTTGCTAATTGGCAAGATTTACAACTCAAAAACTCTGCGTGGAGAAATTATCTCAGCAGAAAAACACCCTAAAGCAATTTGGTATGGAGAAAATACCGAAGCCTATTTGGTAGAAATTAACTCTGGAACTTTCAGAAATAAATTCCGCACAATAGCGGTGAAGGTTGGTGAATAATAATGGGATACATTGAAATTTTCCGTATGGATAACGAGGGTGCTGGCTGGGTAGATTTATCCGAAGCCACCCCCGATGAATTGTTCAACATTGAAATTGGATTATTAAACGAGGAGGCTCTCTAATGAACCTAGATGAATTCAAGGCGTATGTTCAAGCAACACGCCAAGCAAGCAAGGCGGAAGCCTTGTCGGTGCTATCTGCTACAATTACAACTCAACCAAACGAAAGGGAAAACCTAAAATGAGCAAAATGAAAGAATACATAGAAATAATCGCAGCGAATTGCGATGAATGCGGTGGCGCAGGATTTTTATTCTGGGGCGACGAAAGAAATTATGATGTAGAGCCTTGCGCTTGCGTAGATGAAGTTGCTGATGAACTTACAGTAGATTGGGTGAATGAATAATGTATAGACTAGATACTTACTATGACGGCGAATTAGAATATACACACCAATTCGCTGACGCTTTACAAGCATTTGAGGCTTTCGCAAAATGTTATGATGTCGGATTTGCTAACGAATTCGCAACATATAATTTATCAATGCCTAATGGTAAAATGTATACTAAAAACTTTAATCGGATTGGATTGGTGTCGCAAAAATGATGACCCGTAAAGATTATATTGCTACCGCTGAAATTCTAAAGTATGCTAGCAATAAAATTCACCCCGCTGTTTTTTCTAAAATCGTAAATGATTTTGCTGAAATGTTTGCAAAAGATAATGAGCGATTTGATGTAACTAAATTTCACGAAGCGAGTGGGTATCGTGTTCCTAACTTCTCTTCAAAATAAAGTAAAACGAATTCAGGAATTGCGCCGTAGTAATGCGGCGCAACCTGTTCGCAATAAAAAAAAATACACACGCAAAATAAAACATAAAAATAAATTCGATCAATAAAATTAATTTGTCGACAATTGCGCCCACAATAGCTGCGGGGTCGGGCGTGTCGTTAAGAGTGTGATTAAAAACACCCTGAAAGCTGGGGTGTTTTGTAATAAATGTCAGTCAACCCTGATATACTATCAACTCAACCAACGATAGGACCCGTATGAAACTCAAGCGCTCTAACGATAGAAAAGTCGCCAACCTAGTTACTAAAAATGGTAAGCAAGCCGCAATTGCTAACACGTTCGGATTGCCTGCAGGTAAAGAATATTCATGCCCTGGCGCAACTACTATTTGTGAGACTGTGTGCTATGCAGGAAAATTAGAAAAACTTTATAAGGCTGTTAAGGCTAATCTGCTACACAATTGGGAATTGTTACGCAATGCGGATAATGACACAATGGTGCGCCTATTGGATGAAATGATCATAGAATTTATTTCTGATTGTGATAAGAAGAATGCGCCTAAGTTATTTCGTATCCACTGGGACGGGGATTTCTTCAATGATACTTATACATATGCCTGGAAGACTGTTATTGAAAAGCATTCCGATATTCAATTCTGGGTTTACACACGTGTAAAGTCTGCAGCGCTTATTCTAAAAGATATATCTAACCTATCTCTTTATTATTCCACCGATGATGAGAATAAAGAAACGGGACACGATTTGAAAGTTAATTCTGGTATCCGCCTTGCTTATCTAGGGAAAACATTCGCCGTAACCGAAAGCACAATGAAAGAATTGACGGGCAAGCCTGGCGCTAAGTGTCCTGAGAATATGAAAAGCATTCCACTAATTAGCAATGCAGGGTCTGCTTGTGTATCTTGTGGCTTGTGTGTTTATGGTAAAGCGGATATTAGATTTTCTGCAAGCAAAAAATAAGACAACGGCGTGTCGGCTTGACAAAATCAAGCTGGCCCGCATGTGTGCGGGGTCGGGCGTGTCGTTAAGAGTGTGATATTTATCACCCTGAAAATGTAGCCCAAATTCGCTAAATGTCGGTGGCATACGCTATAATTCCAACTATCAACCAACGAAAGGCTAAAATGAAAACAGTAGAACACTCTCTTAGATTTATTACAGAGTTAGATGAAACTAATCCAACCGCACAACGATTACTAGAATTAGATAAAGATACGCAGGCACAATTATTGGAAGGAATGCTACACTCTTTACTCGTTCCCGATATTATGCCACTTATAGATAATCTAAACGCAGGCAACTCTTACGCAACACTAAAGGTTGTGAAATAATGTTAGCAACTGCCATCGGAATACTTGACGCAACCAAAGATAGTATTTTTGACGAGGATATAATGGGGTTAGCAGGCGAACTCCACGAACGCAGAAACGAACTATCAGATGAAACTTTTGCTAAGTATTTATTTATGTATTCTACAGCCCTATCTAGCAAAGTGGCAGACCTTGTAACTAAGGTATGTTTAACTAAAGAAGAATTGTCGGTGCTATGCGCTACAATAGACGAAATGGACAACCTATCAGAAACTATACTAGAAGAGGATAAATAAATGGGATACAACACAGCATTAGATTTAGCTGAATTAGACTTAGAGCAAGGTATTGCTTATCACTTACAAGGTAATCATTACCCACCCGTTCCCGTATCAATGGTGCAACCTTGCATAGATGCAATAGATGCATACTATGAGGAGGACTATAGTAAATTGATCGAAATGCCTGAAGGCGTATCGTATAAAGGCAACACCCACGCACCCGCTTGGGCTATCGTAGAGCAACACCACCTAGAGGCGTGGCTACCTGAAGAATTGTGAGGCAACTCACACCGCCACCTGCTATAAAATGTCGGTGGGCTAGGCTATAATACTACTAACAACAAACGAAAGGAAACAAATGACCAACTCAACACTAGAGGTCGGACAGACCTACACAACAACTACAAGCGGTATCACAGGAATTGTCAAGGCTATTGACAATCACCCAAGCGGTGTAAATCGTGTGCTACTAGATGTAGAAGGACAAGAACGCTGGACAAGCGTATCTGCTAAGTAGTAAATGGCAGGGGGGTTGTCAGACCCCCCTGCTATAATACAACCAACCAACCGAACGAAAGGGAAACAATGTCAAGACAAATCACAGTAAAGGTAGCAACAAGCAAAGTAATCAAGGCACTAGAGGCTCGTCTAGCAACGCTAGAAAAAGATTACTCATCACAAGAAGCAAACGAAGCCAAGTATCAAAAAGCCCGTGAAAAGTGGCAGAAGGAAATTGGCAAGTGGGCTATTGAGAACTTCTCAAAGGCTGAAAACATCAGAACAAACTATCGTCAATGGAACAACACTCTCAATGTTGATTTTGACATCATCACAAAGGAAAGCAATTTCCCTACTGAACCTGAAAAAGACTACGAGCAAATCCATCAGCACACTTATCGTGAGATGAAAGAGGACATTACAAATGCCCTAACAATTCTCAAAATGACAGATGAGGAATTAGTAAATGCTTCTACTATGAAGCAAATTGCTAAGTATCTCTAACTGATGGCAGGGGGCTAGACAAAATCTAGCCCCCAATGCTATAATTTTTATCCCTACTAACAAAGGAACAAAATGCGGTATCGTGTAGAAATCTATGATGCAAACAAAATGAACGATGTAACAATTCCTTCTGATGTTAGCCTAAATAGAGAATCTCTTAACAATGTTGTAAAGAAACACATAAATAAATTTCAAGGAAACGTTATAGCATACGTCTACGATACAAAACAAAAGCGTAAAACAATTGCTATGTATTTTCCAAAAGAAATACATAATCTAATCTAAAGCTTGGGGCGGGATCTCGGCCCGCCCCATCTTCCCAGCCCCCAAACCTGTGGGGGCATTTTCTGCTTTATGTCAAGCTAAAAAATACCCCTGGAATCTGTGACATTACTCACACGGATCAATTCGGACAAATGACTAACTAATCTAGACAATGTCAGTGCCCCCTGTTATAATAAACCTAACAAACAAACGAAAGGTAAAAAATGGCTCACAATCTCGAAGTCGAAAATGGCGAAGTTGCTTTCGCTCTACGTGGCGCTCCTGCTTGGCACAACCTTGCAAACCGCATCTTTACAAAAGATGAGGAAGTCACAACTCAAACAATGCTTGACGAAGCAAAACTTTCCAAATGGAATGTTCGTTTATCTCCACTAACTGACCACATTTCAGAATCTTGGAATGATGTTTCAGATGCTCATCTTGTATTGCGTGATAACCCATTCAATGGCGGAACTGATGTTCTTGCTACTGTTGGAAAGCGTTACAAGCCTGTTCAAAATGAAGAACTATTTCAGTTCGCCGATGCAATTCACGATGCAAACGCTGACTGCCGTTGGGAATCTGCTGGCTCATTAAAAAAGGGTAAAGTAGTTTTCGGCACTGTCGATATTCCACGCACAATGGTATTAGACCCACAAGGCGCTAATGACCAAACTAAATTATATTTAATCGTATGGACATCACACGATGGTTCTGTTGCTGTTCAAGCAGCGGTTACTCCTGTTCGTGTTGTATGCCAAAACACGCTAAACCTTGCAATGAAGAATGCTAAGCAATCTTTTAAGATTCGCCACACGCAATCTGTTGAAGGTCGCATTCAAGTTGCACGTGAGACTCTTGGTCTTGCGCTTGGATACTTTGATGAATTCGAAGTTCAAGCAAAAGCGCTTTATTCTCAAGCAATTACCGATGCTGAATTCTCTAAGTTAATTAAAACAATCTACCCAAAGCCTGAAGCAGATGTTAAGGGCGCTTTAAAAAAGTGGGAAAATAAAGTTGTTCTAATTGATGACCTTTATCATAACTCACCAACTAACGCTACAATCAAGGGAACTAAATGGGGTGCGTTCAATGCACTAACTGAGCGCCTTGATTACTATCGTTCTGGTCGTGGCAATGGCGAATCGCTAATGGCGGGCGCATCTGGCTTTGACCCAATTCTTACCGCAGAAAAAAATAAGTTGTATCGAATGGTTGCAACTTTCTAAATAAAAAAATCCTGAGCAAGATTTAAAACTGCTCACCATTTGGTCTGTTAGCTCAGTTGGTTAGAGCGCTACCCTGTCACGGTAGAGGTCGTGGGTTCAAGTCCCATACAGATCGCAAAATGCCCCCAAAGCTAAAGGCCAAATTTTTGTGTTACGCATCACATAAAAAAATCCCTGGAATTCTATTGTAAATGTCAGTGGGACCCGCTATAATAGCGACATGTTCAAATCATATTGGTATGTATGTACATCTTGCGATGCATCTATTGAGATTGTATCTAAGGGGATACATTTTCAGGACCCGTCCTGTAATTGTTCAGACCCAGCAGTTGTATGGTGTCAGACCAGTGTGGTAGAATCAACCCCTAACCTAACGAAAGAGGAAAAAATGGAAGAGACAACAACACCTGCAGTAACAATTCCTGATACATATAACCCTAACCTATTAGTTACCTACAAAGTAATCCGTGGTTATTCAGATGCAGAATATGCAACTGACAAGGTCACATCAATTGAATGGGACCTACACAATGCACGTCAAGCACAGAAGCACAATAACGTTCTAAATGGCAAGATTGACGCCGTCAAAGAAATTATCTGCGAGGCATATGCAGACTCACAAGACCAAGATACCCTACGTGAAATTGCTGAGGCGCTTGGTATTGAACTTATCAAGGAAGTTGAATTTACCGCATCTATTGAAGTTACTGGAACTTATTCATTCAACATTCTTGAGAATGATTATGATATGGACCTTGAGTCAGAAGTTACAGATGCTCTCTTTGCTGATTCAAACAATGGCAACATTGAAATTGGCGACACCGAAGTATGTAATGTGCGTGAGTGCTAATGTATTTTGAGTTGACTGCTCCCGATAGGCTCTCTATGCGGATGGCCTATTGGGACGCAGAAATTACTGGACTTGATCCAACTGCAATGACACCGTTGACATTCAACATCGGAACTGGTAGTATTGAGAAGGTAAGTCGTATTAGAGATAAATACAACTTAAAAGAATCATACGTAAGCGAATACGAAACTACAGGATACTAGGAGACAAGATGTCAGATTATAGAGATGGATTTGATGACGGGTATAAATTTGCCCGTGAAGAAATCATTGAGAAGCTTCGTGAGATTGATATAGCGGACATTGATGCTTTCTTGCTAGACCGTCTCTCCGATATGATTGAAGAGAATAAGATATGAGCGCCTGGATCGGCTGCGATCAATGCGGTAGAGCTCAAGCTATATATCTAATTAAACTAGTAGATGGCGAGCTTTACTTTTGCCATCACCACTACAATAAAAACAAAGAGGCCCTTGACAAGGTCGCCTTTGAAATGCTAGAATTGAATAAAACCGAAGAAGTACCTCAACTAGAAAAGGCGGAAATATAATGGGAGACAGAGCAAACTTTGGATTCGTCCAACCTAACGGAAACACAATTGTGTTATACGGCCACTGGGCTGGACACAATATGCTTGGAAAACTAGCAGACGCTGTCATTAAGGCACGTCCTCGCTGGAATGATGGTTCATATGCAACACGTATCGCAATCAGTCAAATGGTTGCAGATGAATGGAATATGGAAACTGGATGGGGACTATACGTAAATGAGATTGGCGATAATGAGCACAAGATTGCTATCGTTGATTTTAAGCAACAGACATTTAGTCTTCACGAGTGGGCCCCATACAATGACTTGGATAATAAAGTCCGAGGAATGAACAATGACGCAATCTTTACTATGGACCTATCAGCATTCTGTGAGAAGTATGCATTGGAAGAAATATTAGTTTAAACATTCATGGGTGCCCCTAATAGTCTTCGTAGGCAAGGGGTTAAATAAAGCGGGTTTTCCCTTTCGTTGAGGTCCTTGCAGCCCATGATCTAAAACAAAATCCCTGGCCCCCAAAGCTTGAGGGTAAGAAAACTGTGTTACGGATCACATAAATATTTCCTTGAAATTCTTCCATTTGTCAGTCCTATAGTATATAATAATCACATATCAACGAAAGGATATAAAATGCCAAATTGG